CAGCCTGCGCGACCGGAACGAGATGCTTGTGGGCGGCGGCAAGCAAAGCCTCGTTGCCGGTGGCCTCGGCCCAGTCGCCGGTATAGGCGCCCGGGCTTTGCGGCTCCGTACCGTAAAGCTCGCGCCACACGCCCGCGATCAGCCCGATGCAGTCGCACCCGGCCTGCTTGACGCTAGCCCGGTGATGATAGGGCGTCCCCAGCCAGTCTTTCGCCAGGGCCACGATTTGAGCGCGCGCGATCGTCATTGGAACCGGCTCCCGCCATTGTTGGCGCCATCGCCGGAATTGGGATAGGAGGTGATGAAATCATTGCCCGGAATATGCGGGCAGCCGCGAAAATTGTTGCCGTTGCCGAATTTGCCGCGGCAGGTTGCGAACTGCTTATCGCAGCCAGCGCTTATGGTGAACGAATCGCCTGAAGCGATTGGCGCGTTGGTGTCTTGCCAAATCTCCACGGTGATCCCGCCGGGGCCGAACCAGTGGCGCTTGACCTCGATGGCCCGGCCCGCATTGGCGCCCGAGGTCCAGGTGAGCAATCCGCGCCCAAACCAGCCTTCGGTATACGCTGCAAGTCCGCTGACGGCAAAGCTGCGTGCATCGAGAATTGCGGCAACGGCGCCCGCGCCGGTGAACTGCGGAGCGCCGAGCGCAACGCCGCAGCGCTGGTCCCCGACGTCGGCATCGCAGGAGAATTGATATATCCGGCCACGCTCTTGTTGCAGCGCGTCGGCCAGCCCTCGCACTTCGGCGGCAAACGCCGTGGCGCCGCGCTTGACCTGCCCGATGCTGCCTTTGCGCATCAACAGGCGTTGAGCTGGCAAGGTCCAGTTGACCCGGAAAATCTCGATGCCGGCATTGTCATACAGTCCCGCCGCCAGATCGTTGGCATTGAGACGGTCCGACCGCAGCGCGCCTGAGACTTCAAGATTGGGCACCGCGAGCCCGACTTCAGAGTGCATATCCGTTGCAGTCAGGCCGGTCGAGGCCTCGAAGGTGGTTCCGTCAAACACAATGTCCCGGTCGTGATCGGTGAAGCCCAGCTGCGCGCTATCATGGCGCGTGATGCGCCAGCACCAGGCGAGCGTGGTTACGCCGCTGTCGAGATGGGCCTGGAACGCGGGGTCAAGTTGCCTCACAGCCGCACCTCAAGGATCGGGATATGCGGGATGGAACCGGACATGAAATTCTGCAGGTTGACGTCGATCTGGTCTGTGTCAAACCGCACGGGCACGTCGAATTCGAAGCCAGCCGTGATGGCGGCAGCGGTAGCGGGTATGCTGCCGGCAAGGAATGTGATCAGCCCGCTGGTATAGTCGGCGGTGTACCCCGTGCCTTCAACTTGCGTTTGGCTACCCACGGCTACCTGCAATGTCCCCCGCACCGGCTTTTTGATGGCGCGGGTGTAGGGCGCGAACTGGCTGCCATAGGTCTTTTGCAGTTGGAATGTCGCGGTGGAGCCGTCGCCGGCGCCAATCGACTGATCGCTGGCGGCCGGAGGAGTTGATGGCGGACCCGAGCGGAAATCGGCATAGTCCTTCCAGCGGAACCCATAGAGCTTGCCGCGCCGCTCTTCGAAAAAGCCGATGACCGCGTGCAGATCGTCAATGCCACGAATACCGTACCCAGCGTTGTAGCTGCGGCGGGAATCGGCCCAGCGGCTGTTGCGCTCTTCAAAACCCGAGGACAGCGTGATGACGTCGGTGCGGCGCTCGGGGCCGCCGGTCGCGCCCTTTGAGATGGCGGTGGGAAAGCGGATGTCGTGGAAGATCATTGTTTTATCCCCACTAGCTAGAGATTGCGCTGGCCTGCGGCCAGGCCGCGCTGCATCAAGGCCGCGATCTGGGTTTGCGAGCGCTGGAAACCGGCAATGTCGGGTGTACTGATATTGAACGTCACGTTGCCGCCGCCCCCGCCGCCGGAACGCACGCCGAGCTGACCGTCAGTACCGCGCGTCAGCGGCAGGATGGCCTCGGCCCCCTGCTCTCCCGCAATGGCGGTCTGGCCGTTGCCCAGAGGGAAGCTCACGGGCGACGAGATGATGCCGCCGTCGGCGAACGGCTGAGGCAGCGAGCTGCTCGAAGCCGCGCCGCTTCCGCTGAGCATTGAGGAAAAACCGCTGATCGCCTGATCAAAGATGCTGCCAAGGCCGCTGGTGAGCGGCTTGAGGGCGGCCTTGAGCGCCAGGTCGGAAAAGCTCTGGGCAAGCGATTTTATTGTGGATTCAAGGTTCTTGCCCTTGACCGCCACCTGTTCAAAGGCATTGACCAGCTTACTTGAGAACTGATCACCGAGCGCGGCCATGCCGTCAAGCGAGCTCTGAAGCTGACCGGTGCTCGCCGCTATCTCACCGGTCGCGGCGTGAATGTTATGGCTGCTCATTGTGCGGGTGCTCCGTTGCCGGTTCATCGGGATACGCTGCCATCAACGTCTGCAGATCGGCCCGGTTGGGTGCGCCGCGCAGACGGTTGCGGCCGTAGTGCCCGGCCAGCGCCGCATCGAGCTCGCGCGGGGTCAGGGCCCAGAATGCGGCGGGCGGAAGTTTGAGCACACCAAGGCCGAATGCCATCGCAGCGGCCCAGTTGAACGGCTCGGGCTGCTTCACGCCGCCGCCTCGCGGGTGCCGAAGGTGGCCGCCAGCAGTCGCGCCACGATGTCAACGAAACCTGCCGCGCCGCCATCGACACGCATCTCGCCGACGGCCGCATCCTCGATCATGTGGCCGCCCGAGCGCAGGCCCGCCCCGATGATGCGGATGGCATCACGTGCCGAAATGCGTCCGCCAGAAAAGCGCTGCGCCAGCGCCAGCATGTCCTCGGCGCCAAACGCCGTCTCCAGTTCGGCCAGCGCGCCAAGCGTCAGGCACAGCCTGAAGCGCGCGCCGTCAAGCACGGCCTCGATCTCGCCGCGATGCAGATTGGGCATGCTTAGCTCCATTAGGCGAAGGTGAGTGCGCCGGCGGATTCCAGCGTGAGGTTGAAGGTGACTTCGGCGTTGTACTGACCGGCCCAATCAAGGGCGCTGATCTGGAACAGTCCCTGAACGGCGCCGAACGCCGGAATGATCACCTGCCAGGTCCGGATCGTCCCTGTCAGGAACATATCGCGCACCAGCGCATCAGTCACGCTGGAGGTGAATATGCCGCTGCCGGTGATGCGGGCATTGCGCACGCCTGCGCCCGCCAACAACTCGCGCCACAACCCCGCCGAGCCGGCATTGGTGATGTCAACCGTCGCGGCGTTGAAGGCCAGGGTGCGCGTTCGCAAGCCGGCGACCGTGACAAACGTTCCGGTCCCGGTCTGATCCACTTTCAAAAGCAGATCGCTGCCTCGTTGAGCTGCCATGCTGATAGGTCCTTGTTAAAGCTGATCAAACCGGCTCGGTGACGGCGCGGTAGCGCAGCAGGCCGTGGATGGTGATGCCGTCGGCCTCGCGGCGGATATCGGCAAACTGCTGGCGCAAGTTGACCAGCGTATGCCCGCTTAGAGCCAATTGCGCCTTGTGCAGCGTATCGCGGATCGCGCCCATGATGATTTGCGCCTCGCTGCGGCCACCATAGGCCGACCACACATGCAAGGTGAGGATGTGCTCTTCGCCATCCTCGGCGCCGGCGCCAAAGTCGCTCGAGGATGTCTGGCCCATCGTAACGAACGGATAGGCTGCCGCGTGCGGAACATCATCGTAGATGCGCGACCCGCCCAGGAGCGCGGTCAGCGCCGAATTGGCGCCGAGCGCAGAATAGACCGCCTGCTGAACCTGCCAACTTGCGCTTCCACTCATTGCAAGCGCTCCTCGGCCTGGATCCGCACATAGGGCTCGGGGCCGTCCCGGTCGAGCACGGCTCGGATCACGAAAACCCGCGCGCCATAACCCAGCCGCATCGCCGGGCTCACGTCCGTCCGCTTGCGGATGGTAAACTCATGGCTGACGGCGCCCTGCAGGCCGTCGGCGATCACGGCTTCGGAGCCACTGAGACTGCGCATCTGCGCCCACACCTGCGCCACCGGCGTCCAGCTCACGGCGACTCCACCGCCGGGATCGGGGCTTCGTGCAGTCGCCAACAGCGTCACGCGGCGGCGCAAGGCGGCAATTGCGGGTTTGCTCATAGCCGCCTCACGCGGTACGGCGCAATCAGATCACGCACCATTTCGGGCAGACCGATGGTATCGGCCCCGCCGGCTTCGGCAAGCTGACGGTGCTCGTACCAGTGGCCAACGAGCACCAGCAGCGCGATGCGCAATGCGGCTGGTACGTCGGTTGGGTTGAGGCCGTGTCCGCTGGTGAAATCTATGGCAGTTGGCTGGAAGCAGCGGGTTCTGCCACGCCATCGTGCCCCGACGGATCAGCCGCGGCGGCGAGCCGAGGCCATCGAGCAGATAGCCGCCCGGCGGCAGCACGGCAAATGTGCCGTCGAGCGCATAGATGCACACCTGGTCCAC